AAAACATAATCTATGCCCGCATTGACGAACTGGACGAACAGACCCTTGATATTTTGGCCTATGATCTCCACGTCGATTGGTACGACTATTCTTACCCGATAGAGGTAAAACGGCGGACTATTAAAGACAGCGTAAGGGTACACAGGCGGCTGGGGACAAAGTACGCCGTTGAAACCGCGCTGGGAGCCGTATTCCCCGGCACAAAGGTTCAAGAGTGGTTCGAGTACGGCGGCGACCCGTTCCGCTTCAAAGTGATTATCGGCGCGGCGGAGGGCGTGACAGCCGAACAGCAAGCGGCAGTATTGGAGCGGGTGCGGTTCTATAAAAATTTGCGTTCCCATTTGGAAACGATCAGTTACCAGATGGAGCAAGCGACGACAATTCACGTCGCCGGGTATCACGCAATAGGAACCCGCCTTGAAGTGTGGCCGTATTTGGCGGACAACTTCACAGAGGAAGCAACCGTGTTTGTCGGGGCCGTTGCGACGTTTGCGACGCGGCTTGAAATCAATCCGTCGCTTACAAACTTCATCACGTCCAGCGGGTCAATGCTTTTCGGCGGCTACACACAGCAGACGCGAAAGCTTCAAATTCAACCTTTGAGAAATGAGGGATAGACAATGCCAGAGGAAACGACAAAAAAATTCGGAACTATCGTAACCGATGTGGGGACCATGCGAACCCGCGAAGCGGTGCTGGAGGGTAAAAAAATCAACCTGACAACCCTTGCCGTCGGCGACGGCGGCGGGGCCTATTACGTGCCGTCGGCAGATATGCAGGGCCTAAAAAATGAAACTTGGCGCGGGGACGTGTCCAGCGTGACCGTCAACCCTGATTCCCCGAACATGATTGACGTTATAGCGGTTATCCCCTCCGACGTGGGCGGGTTCACTATCCGCGAAATGGCGGTTCTGGACGACGGCGAATACACGATTGCCATTTGCAACACGCCGGACACGGAAAAAGTCATAATTACCAGCGGCGCGGCGGGCGAAGTTGAAGTGACAATGCACATCGAGTTTTCAAACACGGGAATTATTACGTTCATCGTTGACCCCTACGCCCTGACCGCGACGAAAAAGGACATTCAGGAACATAACGCCGCGCAGACGGCCCATGAAGCAAAGTTCGAGCAGAAAGCCGACGTTACCGACCTGAACGCCCATGTAAACAACAGCGATATTCACGTGAACCCCACCACAATGGGAAACTATGACACGGCTATTTCCGGCCTGATCGAGCATACAGAGGACGCAGACATTCACGTTTCGGCGGAAGAAAAGGCCGCATGGAGCGCGGCGGTTGAAACAGCGGCAAAGGCGGCAGAGGACGCGGCGCAAGCCCTGAATCTTGCCGCGGGCCTTGAAAGCCGCATTGCCCGTGTGGAAGATGGACTTTTCAATAACATTACCGGGAACCCGTTTCTTGTGTCTTTTGATTCCCTTGACGGAATCATTCTGACTAAGGGTATTTGGAACGCGGAACGGCAGAGAATCGAATGTTGACGGAATATGCTTGCACACGCCGGGAACTGTCCTGCATAATTGGGAACCTGTTTACAGAAATTGAACCGCCTTGCGAACGGTGCGGGGCCGCTGACGTGCTGACGATCAGCGGGACAACCTACACCGGGGCGCGGGCGGTTCTTACTGTCACAGAACACGGGTTCACGTTTGACGGGAACCCGGCGGAGGTTGCGCGAATCAGGGAAAGGCGGTGTTTGAAATGAACCCGCCGCCGAAACAAGCTGAACAAAGCGAATTTACCATAATCACAAAGGCGAAAGACCTTGTAAAGCATACATTCCGAATGACGAATGACAGGCGTTTTCCGAAAAAGTATCGCTTTACTATTGTGAACCGATTACACGACCTGACGATTGATATTTTCCAGCATATACAGGAAGCAAACGAACTTGACCTTGCCGACCTGCAAGAGTTCCGGGAACGAAGATACGAACAGAAAAAGGCTTTGACAAAATGCAAGACAGTCCTTTTTCTGATTGAACTTTCCCTTGAACTGGAACTTATTTCAAACGATCAATGCGCCGCATGGACAAAAGCCGTTTTGGACGTTAAGTACATGACGGCGAAGTGGCGCAAGCAAGATCAGCAGAGGGCGGCAACTATGCAGAGAGGGACCCCGGCGCGGCGATAAAGCCCGCCGGGTTTTCTTTGGGGTATGCCTTGTAGCGTCCAACTCGTACAACGTCCGCAACGTCAATTCCTCCGGCGCGATGAACTGGAACAACGCGTACAACGGCAACAGGGGCGTTCGCCCGCTTTGGTGGATTTCCGCGATTGAGTAAGCCAAAAGCCGAAAACAGAGGCCCACTATCAAAGGAAGGTGTATCCCTCCGCCGCGGTGAGAGGGCGGCGGTAAATACAAGATTGGTGAAGCAAGGCCCACGGGAACCAGCTTCCGCCCCGCCGCGGGCGCGTGGCGGGGTCCGATGATGAAGCATTGACGGGGTGGGAAACGCCCTGCAAGGCGGATTCTATACACGGCAAGGAGTTTTTATAATGACAGACGCAGATTTTACGCGGGTATATGATTTCGGAAACCTGTATGCGGGGTTCCTGAAAGCCCGCAGAGGTAAAAGGGGCAAAGCCAGCGTCGCAAAGTTTGAAGCGAATTTGCTGGAAGCAATTTGCCTACTTTCGGAAATGCTGAAAAACAGGACGTATAAACCGTCTGACTATTTCGTTTTTCGGGTGTACGAACCGAAAGAGCGCGTCGTTATGACAAACGCGTTCAAAGATAAAGTCGTTCAGCATTCCCTATGCGATAACATACTTGAACCAGCATTTTCCCGCGCCTTTATTCGGGACAACTACGCTTCACAGCGCGGGCGCGGGACGCATGACGGCCTATACAGGCTGGAAGAGTTCATGCGGTCCTATTATTTTTCACACAAGGCAAAGGCGGAGCGGGAGGGCCGGGAGGAGGGGTTGCCGCGGCCCGCCCCGCAAGCCGCCGATTACGCCGACGGCTGGGTTCTCAAATGCGACATATCGAAGTATTTCTATTCGATTCAGCATGAACCGTTAAAACAGATGGTACGGCAGTACGTCAAAAGCCCCGGCGTTCTATGGCTTGTCGATATGATTATTGACAGTACGGAGAATCCGGGCGTTCCGATTGGAAATCAAACTTCACAATGGTTCGCGGTCATGTACCTTTCGGGGTTAGATCATTTCATCAAGGAAAAGCTGGGTATTCGCTATTATGGGCGGTATATGGACGACTTTTACTTGATACATGAGGACAAGGCGTACTTGCAGTATTGCCGCCGCGAAATAGAACGGTATGTTGCCCGGCTGGGGCTGACCTTGAACAACAAAACGAACATCTTTCCTTTGCGGAACGGTATTGACTTTTTAGGGTTTCATTCATACCTGACCGACAGCGGCAAAGTGATTCGGAAAGTAAGGAGGGCAAGCAAGAGCAATGAACAACGGAAGCTAAAGAAACAGCGGGCTTTGCTGGACCGCGGAAAAATCACCATGCGGGAGATTAAACAATCCTACGGAAGCTGGCGGAGCCACGCGGAAAAGGGGAATTGCTATCACCTTATCCGCGAAATGGACCAACTGTATAAAACCCTATTTGAAGAAAAACTTTCAGAAAAGGAGTGTGTCACATAATGGCAAAAGCTTTAAGTTCTCTTGCCGTCGGTACATTGGTAAAGGACACGGGAACGCTTTACAATGGCAAGCCCATTGTCTGGACGATTGCCGACAAGGGCCACGCGGGTTATCCTGCAAATTCCGTGACGCTGATTACAGAACGCATTATTTCGCTGAAATGCTTTGACGCTATCGAATCGGGCAACAGCGACAGCAACCGCCGATCTTACGGCAATAACCGCTGGATTTACTCGAATATCCGGCGGTGGCTGAACAGTCAAGCGGCGGCGGGCAAATGGTACGCCGCACAGCACAGCGCAGACGCGCCCCCGTCGAACGCTAATGTATGGAGCAACTACAACGAATACGACGGGGAAGCGGGCTTTCTTGCGGGGTTCTCGGCAAGCTTTGTCGCCGCCTTGCTTACTACGACGCATACCGTCGGCAAAGCGTCGGTAGACGGCGGCGGAACCGAAACTTGCACAGACAAAATCTTTTTCGCGTCGTCAACGGAAGTCGGCTTGACGGGCGACGTTGTATGCGGGAGCAAGCTGGCCCTGTTCACGGACGACGCTTCCAGACGGGCGAAACCCACGGCGGAATGTGTGTCGAAAAGTGAGTACACAAACAGCAGTTTCAACACAAATTCGTTTTGGTACTACTGGCTTTGCGACGCTTACGCGTCCCACTCGTACGACGTCCGCGGCGTCAATTCCTCCGGCGCGATGAACTGGGACTGCGCGTGCGGCGGCAACGGGGGCGTTCGCCCGCTTTGTAATTTGTTATCTTCAATCTTGGTATCTGATTCCCCGGATTCTGACGGCGCATATACAATCATTTGGAATCGCGCCCCCAGCACGCCGCCCAGCCTGACGGTTCCCACCACGATCCGCGCGGGGCAGGAAACAACCGTAACATGGGGGGCTTCCACGGACGCGGACGGCAACTTGTCCGGGTACGTTTTGGAGCGGCAGAACAACGGCGGCGCGTGGAAGCAGCTTTACAAAGGTATCAATAAAACCTATACCGACACGATCACGCAGGGCTGGGAAAGCGTCGCATACAGGGTTAAAGCCTACGACAGCGCGGGCGCAGAATCAGCATACAGCACCAGCCCGACCCGAACCGTCATAAACAACACGCCGCCCACAATCAGCGGGAGCAACGGCGATCTTGGCACGAAAACCGGGGCGTTCAATCAGGCTTACACAGTCACAGACCCGGACAGCGGGCAAACGCTGTCCGTCACGGAAAAGATCGACAACACGGTGAAGCGAACCTATACCGCGACCAGTGGGCAGAACTATTCGTTCAACGTCACGGCGGCGGAGTGGGTGAAGCTTGCCAACGGGTCCCATACCCTGACAATCTCCGCCGCGGATAACGTCGGCGGAACCGCCACCCGAACCTATACGTTCACAAAGAACGAAACCGAAATCGAAATGACGCTGGCCACCCCGCTGACTTCCGACGACGCGGTTACAAAGGCAATCATGAGCGTTACGCGGCAGATTCCGAC